TGCGATAAAGCAAGAGGAGGTAAAGACCTAAGATTAAACATTGACAGTATTGACAATATTGATGGATTTGAAAATAATTTAATTTTTAACATTGACAGTATTGACAATATTGATGGATTTGAAAATAATTTAATTTTTAACTTTAATAAAAAAGAGGTGAATATGGCACTATTTAAAATTGATGGAATTGATTATGAGGCAGCACCCCAGGTTATAAACTATATAGCCAAGGTTGATGAATTGGTCAAAAGTAAATCTGATGAACTAACTAAAAAAGTTGGTGAATTAGACAAAACTACTGCAAATCTTGACGTGGCAAAAGAACAAATAACAACTCTTCAAAAAAGAGATACGGAAAAGGAAATAGCAGAAGGTGTCAATAAAAGATTTGCTCTCCTTAAAACAGTCTCAGTGATTCTTGATGGAGAAGAGATCAAAAAGTTTGATGGCCAATCAGAAAAAGAAACAAAAATCCAGGTGATCAAAAAAAGGTATCCAACTATAGATTTGGATAAAAAATCTGATGCCTATATTGATGCCAGATTTGATGCAATTATTGAAAATATTTCCAGTGATACTGCAACCTGTGCAGAGCAGTTTAAAAAAGGTAATTTTTCAAAGGGTGATTCAAAACAGCAGGACATTTCGGAAAAAGCCAGGCATGATTCAGAAATAGCTATAAAGGAAAGCTATAAGACACTTGGTGGTTTGGTAAAATAATTGCATCGTAATTTTCATTTTTAAATTAAATTCTATATTGTAAACTTAAATGTAATTTTAACAAGGAGTAAAAAATGTCTCAATTAACGTATGATATTCAGCAAGCCCCTGCTATCAGAGGTATGCTTGCATCTGATACTGAGAATAGAAGCGTTGAATCGATGGTCGCAAAAGAGATCATCCCAGTTGGTGTGGGAGTATCAAAAGTAATTGGAAAAGATGGTCAGGTACGTTTACCAGCGGCAAATCAAGGAAGTCTTGATTTCGTAGGGGATTTGGTAACATCCAATGTTATTAATCTTAAAGTAAATGGTTCGGCTATATCTCCAGTTACCTTTCTTACAGATCATGCTACAACGATGGGTTTAATAGCAGCTGCTATTGCCTTAAAAACGATTTATGTGTCTGCTGCCACTGTTGGAACTGCACGTCAAGTTGTGGTTAAGGGTGTAGATGATGTGGATGTATTAATAACAGACATTGTAGTTACAGCCGGTGCCACTCAGACCACTGGTGCCTTTACACAAGGGACACGTGATAATCTATATGGACTTGCTTTATTAACCCAAATACTTGAAGGTGGTTTACCTGGAAGTAATGAAGTACCATCTTATGCTGCAAATGATGTTGTGAACACAGTTATAAAAGGTTCAGTTTATTGTAATTTTGAAACTGCCTTTAATCCGGATGTTGATACATTATTTCTAAGATTTCTTGCTGGAAGTGCAGCAACTGAATTACCTGGGAATTTCAGAAATACGGCAGATTCAGGAAAGGCAATAGCAGTGACAGGCAATGTCAGAGTAAAGCAGACAATATCTGTTGCTGGAATAGCTATTGTTGAGGTTAACAAACCTGTCTAAATTGTGTTATGCAATGTTATTTAGTATTATTCAGTAAATGAAATTAACAAATTAAAAGGAGAAAAAGTATGAATCTGTTTACAAATTTGGATGCAGATCAAGGTGTGTTCTTCAAGAGAGAGTTAGAGTTAATCAAGGCAAAAACCTATGATGTCAAATACCCTGCTTTACAGGCAACTTCTGTTTTTCCTGTTTCTACAGAAGCGGGCCCTGGAGCGGAAACTATTACTTATGAGCAATTTGACACCACTGGATTGGTGAAATTTATTTCTGATTACTCAAGTGATTTACCACGCTCTGATGTAAAGGGAAAACAATTTTCAGTTATCATTCAGTCATTAGGAGGTTCTTATGGCTGGAGTGTGCAAGAAATACGTGCAGCAATGTTTGCTAATCGTGCACTATCTGCCATGAGAGCTATGGCTGCCCGTAGGTCAAATGATCAAATGGCTAATCGTATTGGTTGGTTTGCAAATGGCAGTGCTGACTGGGCAGGTTTGACAGGTTTCCTGTACAACCCTAATATTACCAAATCAGCAGCACCTGTAGGTGCCTGGACCACTGGACCAAAAACACCAGATCAAATTATTGGTGATGTAAATTTTCTTATTTACAAAGTGCCAGAACTTACAAACAGCGTTGAAATGGTTGATACCGTATTAATGCCTTCCACACAATATTCATATATTGCAAGTACACCACGTTCAGCAGTGTCTGATACTACAATATTAGAATTTGTAAAAAGGGTTCACCCGGGTGTTACATTTGGTAGTGTAAATGAATTAAAGTCAGTCAATCCAAATCCGCGTACGGGTGCAGCACCAGCTGTTAATTTAATGGTGGCATATCGTAGGTCACCCGATCATTTACAATATGAGATACCAATTATTTATGAACAGTTTCCTGCACAAGAAAGAAACCTTTCTTTTGTTACTCCTGTTCATTCCAGGAATGGTGGATTTAATATTTACTATCCACTTTCCTGCCATATTGTTGATGGTATATAAAAGAGAGGTGAGTGATTAATTTACATTTAATGTATTCCACCTTATTAAACTAAGGTGGAATATTTGTTTACTTAAACGGAGGAACAAAATGAAATTTGTACATTCAAAATTATGTTTTATTACCTGCATCGATTCTGTCAATATAATTCCAGGCATTAATTCCCTATCTGATGTTGAATTCTCTTTGATTGAAAAAGATAAGAGATTCACTGAATTAGTTGCACTTGAAAAACTTATCATTGGTGGTTATGTAGAAACAAAAAGTTCAATAGCCATAGATAAGTCAAATATGAAAGAACATGGTTATCAATTGGCCACTGAAATTTTAGCCTTGCCAGTAGAAAAAGCCAAGAAACTTATTGCTGATATTAACGATGCAAATATTTTAAAGGCCATTATACAGAATGATGGAAGGCGCGGGATACAAGAAGCAGTAGAAAAAAGATTAACTTCTATTAATTCACAGGAAGGGGCTGACATTACTCCAGAAACAAAAGTTGCTCCAGAAGGTGATGGAAGTGATTTCAATAGTGAAATAACAGGGGCGAGAGATGATTTAGAAGGTACAAAAAGTCATACGGCTATTCCCGCCTTAAAACAGAAAAAGGAGTAATAAAATGCCTTTACCTTTAGAATATATACAGATTAGAGCACCTTCATTTGCTTTAAATCCAAATATATCTTTACTAATAAGCCATGCTGAAATAGAAACAGGCAATGTTTATGGTTCAGAAGATTTGCGTAATAAGGCAGTGGCTTTATTAGTTTGTCATTGGTTTGCTTTACAAATGCGTGATGTTAGTGATGCTGGTGTTACAGGTAATATTATTTCTGAAAAAGAAGGTGATTTATCACGATCATTTGGTGATGTATCATTAAATACTACCAATTTATATTTATCACAAACATCATGGGGTTTGGAATTAATGCAACTTCAAGATTCAAGGATAATGTTACCATTTAATAGAGCAGTATAATATGTCATTAAAAATAAATGATAAAGAGTGGAAAAGGATAAAGGCAGAGATTGCTCTTTGTAAAAAATGTTATACAAAAGTTGGTTTGCCGAGTGATGGTAATGTTGGTGCTGTTTCATTTCCTAAATCAGATTTGCATAAATATTATGACATGTCAGAAGTGGCAACTGTGGCAGCTTTTCAAGAATTTGGTACGTCACAAGTTGTCACTTCTAAACAAGCAGCTTTTTTAAATTTTAAAGGCTTTAATGTAAAGGTTGGTACTATTATAAAAATACCAAAAAGAGAATTTGTCTCAACTTCTTTTGATGAAAATTTAGAATCATTAAAAATAATGGTTGACAATTTATATAATCAAATTTTAGAAGGTAGGATTGGAACTATAACGGCATTAAAGATTCTTGGAGAATTTGGTGTTGCAAAAATGAAACTAAAAATCCAACAAATAACAACACCACCTCTTCATCCATTTACAATAAAGAATAAAAAATCAAGTAAGCCTTTAATAGATACAGGGCAGACTATAAATTCAATACAACATACGGAGTTTGTGTTATAATGAGCTTAATACCAAGACAATCTCTTTTTTATTACAATAATACAGGTTCTTATGTAAATGGCATCTGGGTAAAGGATGTATTGCCAAACCCTATATCCTTTAAAGCATCTGTTCAGCCACTTAGGGCACGTGAAATGGATATGTTACCAGAAGGCAGGAGGAACAGATGTTCATATAGGTTATATACCTCTACCTTATTAAATACAGTGGAGCAGAATGGTTCAAATCCTTCTCTGGTGGACATTCAAGAAGAGTTATATGAGGTATATTCAAAAGCATCATGGAATAATGGTATAATACCTCATTTTAAATATATTGTTATAAAATTACCAGTTGAAGAAATTATTCCAGAACCAGAATCAAATTTAGGGCAGATATTAAATTATTATTATACTTATTTATTTTGTCAATAGGGGTATCTATGTTAAAAGATTATTTAGTTTTAGATGAGGCAAATGACATTATCATTGGTCCATTTATAGATAGTGTTGATGGAAAAACACCAAAAGTTGGTCTTGTTTTTATTGCATCAGATATAAAGGTATTACTTCCAAAGGCAAATAATTTTACAAATATACTAATCAGTGATTCACTTACTCAAGTTGATTTAGCAAATGGTTATTATAAATTCTCATTTATAGCTTCTAACTTTATTTCTATAGGTAGAATTGAATTGTTTGTCAATAAATCAGGTGCACTTCCTGTAAAGAGAATTTGTGAAATTAAAAAACAATGGGTAATAATGATACATATAGAGGGAGGAACAATAACATCAAATACCAATCCTGAAATAACAACCGATCATGAAGCAAGTGTAAAAGTGTTCGATGGTGAAAATGTATGTTTTGATACAATAGGAACAGAGCCTGAATCTCCTGCACCTGGTCTTGTTCAATTAGATTTACAAGCACTTGATATAAGTAGTGCTTTATGTATTGGTGAACCACCAGCAGGACAAGTTTGGCATTATTATTTTTCTATTCATAATGTAAGTAGACATTATCATTTAAGTATTGGTTATTTTCCTGGTCCATAATTAAAAGGAATTAAAATGGATTTAACTTTGATAGATAAAGCAATATATGACTGGATTAAAGCCGTGACTAAAAGAGAATCTATAAAGGAAAGGCAAAATTATCCAAGACCTGCCCTGCCCTATTTGACTTTTAAGATAAGGAGTATAGATTCTTATGGAATGGATTTTTTAGGGGATGTAAATGAGACAACAGGAAAAGCAAAAGTAAAGGGTGTGAGAAGGGCTGTTTTAATAGTAGAAAGTTTTGGTTATAATTCAATGAGTGTACTTGAAAATTTAGCAATGTCACCAATTAGTTATGAATACTCTAAAATTTTAAGTGATGCTGGAATATCCATATTAAATAAACTTTCTATAAATGATTTGACTGGGCTTTTAGATACAATCTATGAAGAAAGGGCAGAGATAAATTTTAACATTTTAATAGGAAGGGAAAGTAAAGAAGAAGATGAGATTGAATTAGGAGTAATAGAAACAACTGTTTTAAATGAAACAATAAAAAATGGAAGTGATACTTATACGGATTTAATTACAATAACAAGTGTCAATTTGTAAACTTTGAAAAGGAGATAGTATGTCAAAACTTGATAATGTTGTAAAGGTAACAATTACCAGAGAAACACAACCCGTTGGTAAAGCAAGTTTTAATGTTATTATGATAGTGGGTGCCAACTATACTTTCTCAGGAAGGTATAAACTTTATGATACGGATGATTTAGCTGCTCTGGCTGCTGATTTAACTGGTGGAACAGCTGCCATTGAATATAAGGCAGCACAGAGAATTGCAAGTCAAAGCCCACGCCCAATTTCTTTTGCCGGAGGAAGTGTAAAAATAGGTGATGCAACTTGGACTGATGCTCTAAATGCCATAAAATTGGAGAATGCAAATTTTTATGGAGTTATAGCAGCAACAAAAACTATAGCCACACAAAAATTAGTTTGTGACTGGATAAATGCAAATAAACGTTGTGGAATGTTTTCTACGGCAGGGACAGATGTTGGTGCTGGTGTCATTGACATAATTGACCAAAATTTAAGTACAGATACTACTTCTTTAGCCAAGTATGTAAAAACAAATGCTCTTGATAGATGTGTTGTTATTTATCATAAGGATGCTGCCACAGATTATGTAGAAGCTGGCTTGTTAGCAGCCTTATTAGTACAGCGGCCTGGTACTTATACCCCTATGTTTACCACTGTGGTTGGGTCTGCTGTCGATGATTTAACACCAACTCAACAGGCAAACTTGTTTAGTAAATATGGTTCATCTTATGAGGAAGTTGGGGAGGTTAACATTATTCAAGAAGGTTGGGTTGGTACGGGTGAGTATGTTGATTTTATGCCTATTTGGTTAGACTGGTTAGAAAATCAACTTCAGTCAAGTATTTATTCCTTACTTGTAAATTCTCCTAAAATACCATACACTGATTCAGGTATAGGCTTGATAGAAGCTGAAGTAAAGAAAGTTTTAAAATTAGAGCAAAGTGCAAATGCTATTTCTGAAGATGCCTTTGATGATAACAAAATTCGTATAGGTGGATTTGTTACTTCAGTACCTGCACTTGCAAATATTTCTTCAGTTGATAAGTTGGCAAGGATTTTGAAGGAGGTAAAATTTACCGCTTTTTATGAAAACCCAATTCATCGTGTAGAAATAAATGGGATTATAAAAATCTAAATAACAATAGTTATTAGTAGTAAGAATTAACAATAATGAAAATTAATTTTACAAAGGAGAAAAAATATGGGTGCACCAAAAACGTTTGATCCTTCAAAAGTATCTGTATTATTTGGTGGTGCTATTATAGGTGGCTTTGCTGATGGTACTTTTGTGTCAGTGGAATATACTTCTGATTTCTTTAGTAAAGTCACAGGAGTTGATAAATTTACAACCAGAGTAAAAGCAAATGATTTTTCTGGGAGTATTACTTTGACTTTACAACAATCAAGTCCGTCTAATGATATTTTAACAGGTTTTATGTTGGCAGATAAATTAACAAGTAAAGGTGTACTTCCTCTTTTAATAAAAGACTTTAGTGGCACTACACTTGTGTTTACTGCTTATGCCTGGATAAGAAAACCACCAACAATTGAATTTGGAAAAGAACTTTCAAATAGAGAGTGGATTTTTGATTGTGCTGAACTGGATGTGTTTGTTGGAGGCAATAATTCATAATTAAAATATCACAATTATAATAATTTAAACGGAGGTTATTATATGGCTATAAAAAATTTTAGTAGGACTATAAAAAGTTCAGAAGATATTGAAGTGATAGTGGAAATAAGTTCCTTCCCTGGTAGAATGGGTGCAAAAATTGGTACTAAATTGGCCAAAATTCTAAGTTCATTTATTAGTACCATTTCAACAACACAATTTACTGATACTAATAGTAAAGGAAAAGACATTTTTGAACAACAAGTGGATTTTTCTCGTTTGTCAAAAGTTCTTGTTGATAACTTGGATGAAAATAAATTGTTACCTTTAGTTTTAGAATTATTAACTTTTACCAGGGTTGATGGTCAAGAAGTGTCAAAGCCAGAAATTTTTGATATGGTTTTTACAGCAGAATATGCTCTTTTATTTAAGATAATACAATTTGTGTTAGAGGTTAATTTCAAATCTTTTTTTCAAGACGGGACCTCTGGACAGATAGTGTCGAAATTTCAAGAGATATTAGCCCAGAAATAACCAAGAAAATTAATTTGGTTTTTGATAAAATCAGTCCCGAAATAAGTGATGAATGGTTGGCTTGGCGCCTTTACATAGCAGGAAAAGCAAGTTTGCAAGAACTTGATTTAGTTTATTCACTTGATGATGTAGTTAAGGCAAATGTTGTTTTGGATATAGATGAAAAGATTCAAGCAATTCTTATGGAAAGGAGTAAAGTATGAATATAGTGACAAGCATCTTAGCTGGTGCCATAATAACACTAATAAGTGTGCTTATTACTTTTTTCATAACAAGTATAAGTAATAAAGAAATATTTTCTAAAAAAATCATAGAAAGTATAAAAGAAAGTATGTCTTTACATTTGCTTATTAGCCATAAGGAATCAGCTGTTGATTTAATAAAAGAACATATAAAAGAGTGTGAAGCATGCCAAGACATAAGGGGTATAAAGGAAGATTTACTGATTTTAAAAATGGGGTTGAAATATTTAGTAGAAAAATTAGGTGGTAATCCAAAGGACATAGGTTTATAATGATAATCAGGGAACTAATAAATCTTATAGGCTTTAAGGTTAATCAAAGCCAATATAAAACAGCAGAAGAATCAGTTAATAGACTGATAGGAAAAATGCGGAATATAGGTATGGGTGGTTCTCTTCTGATAACAGCCCCTTTTGTTGCTCTTACTGGTTGGCTTGCCAAAACTATGTCTGATTTTGAACAACTAACAGTTTCTTTTGAAACAATGCTTGGTTCTGCAGAAAAAGGTGCAAAATTAGTCGATGATATGTTGCAATTTGCTGCAAAAACACCTTTTGAGATTAGAGAGATAGGACCAGCTGTTAAACAGTTACTTGCCATGGGTTCATCTTCTGAGGTTGTTTTAGAAGAATTAAAAATGTTAGGTGACGTGGCAGCTGGTTTAAATATTCCTATAACAAGACTTGGTTTAAATTTTGGTCAAGTACGTACTATTGGTAAATTAACAGGAAGGGAACTAAGAGATTTTGCAACTGCAGGTGTCCCTATATTAGATGAACTTGCTAAAACATTAGGAGTATCAAAGTCAGAAATTGCAGGCATGGTGGAAAAAGGAAAAATAAGTTTTGACATGGTTTCTGCCGCCTTTAAAAGTATGACTACTGGCAGTGGAAAATTTGCAAATCTTATGATTAAACAATCAGCCACACTTGGAGGTATTTGGTCAAATTTTAAAGATATGATAACCTTAACAGCAATGAGTATGTCTTCATATCTACTTCCAATATTTAAAAAGTTTGTTTCTATTTTACTTTATTTACAAGGAACATTTAAAAATAAACTTTCTCCTGAATTAAAAGTAATTTTGTTTTGGTTCATGGCCATAGCTGCTATAATACCACCACTATTAATAGGCTTATCTGCCTTTATAGGGATAGGTTTAATGATATCAAAAGTATGGGCTTTACTAACTATAGCAGCCACCGCCCATAATGTAGCAGTGAGTGCTATCCTTCTTAAATATGCTCTTTTAGCTGCTGGCTTTATAGCCATAATTGCCTTAATAATTCTTTTGACTGAAGATTTTTTACTATACACTAAGGGACAAGACACCATGTTTGGAAAAATACTTCCACCATGGAAGTTCTTAAAAGAAGAATTATTGACAGTAGTTGATGATGTTAAACTTTTATGGAAAACTTTTAAAATGTTTTTTGAAGATATGAATGAGTGGATTGATAATAGTTTTATAGGTCTTTTAAAATATTTTGATTTAGCAAAAAATTTTATAATTAGTATTGGAAAATTTAAAAAGGGTGGCTCGGCTTTAGAAAGTATGTTTGAATCACCAATGGCAGAAACAGAAACACCCTTTGGGGCAAAAGAGAATATAGGCAAATTTAATCCCTTTAAAGTACCTGTCATAGAACCAGAATTGCCATTTGGCACTTTAAATAAAGTAAATGAAAATCAATATGCACCATCAAGTGTTATTAAACAAATAAATGTAAATAGCAATATAAATACATATGTACCTGTAGGTACACCAACAGTACAAATGGAAGCATTAAATAAACAGGCAAGATTATCAGTCAAAGAAACCTTTAATATGGAATTAAGAAACATATTACGAGTATCTCCAGAGGTTGAATAATATGATTAGTATAATAGCAGGAAAAAAATCACCAACCTTTATAGATGGGATAGAAATAGATGCCACCCTAAGTGAAGGGCATGATTATTCTAACTCTATAACATCATACCCTATAGAAAAAGGTTCTGACATTACAGACCACGTTAAACAGACACCAGAAGAGTATACCATAGAGGCTATTACTTCTAATACTCCTATCAAATTTATAAGTGAATCTATAAAAGGAGTGATTTCTGGGATAGATTTGAATAAAAGAAAGCAAGACACATTTACTACTCTTTTAGGTTATGCTGGATATTCATTACCAAAACAAAAAGGTGTAGAACTTAATAAAGTATCAGACCCGGTTTTATTAACTATAGTGACTGGCTTAAGAGTATACAATGATATGATTATTTCTTCTATTTCCTTTCCTATAGGAATAAATACAGGTGATGCTCTTAATTACACTATAAAGTTTAAAAAAGTCACTTTTTTAACTGTTGGTATAACATATACTACAAAAGTAAATACGGCAAATGGAAAAGCACCAAATATAAAAAATCAGGCTCAGAAAACAGAAAAAACAGGAAAACAAGAACCTAAAAAAACAACAAGTATTTTACAAAAAGGCTTGGATTATATCTTAGGAAAATAATATGTTAGAAATACCTTTTAAAAATTTTTCATCGTTTACGGAAGATATTACTCTTGATGGTAAACCCTATATTTTTGAATTTAATTTTAATTCAAGAGGAGATTTTTGGACACTATCAATGTATGACAGAGAGCAACACCCTTTGTTAGAAGGAAGAAAAATTGTATTAAATTATGAATTAATAAAACAATTCACAGATGAAAGAATGCCTCCAAATTTTCTTTTTTCTATTGATCCATCACTAAGTAATTTTAGTGATTTAACACAAGATGATTTTTTAAATGGACGTGCATTTTTAATTTACAATGGAGAAACATAATGCCTCAATTATTTAAAAGAGTAATAGAAGCATCTTTTTTAAAATATAACAATCAAGTTATGTCTGGACCATTTGTCACAAATGAAATAGTCACAATAAAAAATTTTAGAATGTCATTTGATATTAAAAAAACTTCATCTACTGACCCAAATACTTGTACCTTTACTGCTTATAATCTTTCTAATAACACCGCCCAAAAATTAAATGATGATAAAGGTTTATTAACAATAAAAGCAGGCTATGAAAAAGCAAACAATATAGAAACTATATTTATTGGAAATGTTTCATTAACAAAGATAATTAAAGATTCTACAGAAACCATAGTCACTATAGAAGCAAGAGATGGTGAATTACCTTTATTAATAACAAGAGATGCCATATCATTTAAAGAAGGGGTAACTGTAAAACAAATACTAAAATCAATAATAAAAAAATTTGGTATTGCTATTAAAACAAATATTGAAGAAGTAAATTTTATCAATAAAAATTACTCAAGTGGCTTTGCTTATATGGGTGAATTAAAAGGGCTTTTAGATAAACTGGCAAAAGATGCTGGATTATCTTGGTCAATACAAAATAATGAATTAAAAATATACAATAAAAATAGTACAGATAAATCAACACAAATAATAGTAAATCAAAATACTGGTTTAATAGGGGCCCCTGAAAAAATAAAGTTTAAAAAAACAAATGTAACAAATGAAATAGAGATAAATGGTTACATTGTAAATTTCTTACTTCAACCTAAAGCAGAACCTGGTGGAAGTATGCTTTTGTCAAGTCAAAGTGTTGGAGATAATAAGGAATTTAGAATAGAAACAGTGGCTCATGTAGGTGATAATTTTGATGGTGATTTTAAAACAACAGCAGAGGTAACAGAAATTGGCTAATAATAATTCAACACCAACTTTAGCTGAGGCATTAAAAATATTTTTTGATTCCAGATTAGCAGAGGTATTGCACACCTGTCTACCTGGCAAGATAAAGGAGTATGATGCCAAAAAAAGGAAAGCAACAGTTATACCTTTACTTAAAAGAAAATATCTGGATGGTAAAATATTGGAATTTAAACCAATTGATTCTGTACCCGTTATTTTTTATGGGGCAGGTTCTGCTCTTTTAAGATTGCCTGAAAGTCAGTTAAAAAATCAATCTTGTTTATTGTTATTTACAGAAAGGGCAATAGATAGTTGGTTATCTAAGGGAGAGATAACAGAACCTGGCTGTACTCGTAAGTTTGATTTAAGTGATGCTGTAGCTATAGTGGGATTAAATTCTTTTAATTCTAAAGATAAGGATGTTGGTGGTGATGATTTAACTTTACAATATAATAATTCTTTTGTAAAAATAAAAAAGAATGGTAATATTGAAATGGGAATAAATACCTTTAAAAAGTTGCTAACAGAGGAAGTAAAAAATATCTTTAATAATCATGTTCATAATTTTATAGCAGCACCTAGTGGAACATTTTCAACATCTACACCAGCAAGTGTTTCACCAACTTTAATACCTCCTCCAGTTACTCCAGGTGGAGCTATAGCACTATTTGGAAGTGCTATAACAGATTTGGATATGACTTCTATAGTAAAGGCGGAATAATATGAAAGATTTAAAATTAGAAATAGATTCCCATGATTTATTTTTTAATACTAAGGGTGATATTGTTTTTATAGAGAATGATGAATATATACAACAGAAATTAAAAATAAAATTGAGATTCTTTTTTAAAGAGTGGTTTTTAGATTCTACAAAAGGAGTAGATTTTTATGATACTATATTTAAGAAAGGTACTTCTTTATCGACTATTGATACACTTATAAAAGCAACAATTGCTGAAGTGGAAGAAGTGATTGAAATATTGTCATACTCTTCTAATTTTGTAAATAGAAAATTTTCTGTTGTTTTTAATATAAAAACAATATATGGCCAAACAACTTTAAACGAGGAATTTAATATATGACATTCGGCATAACTCCAAATGGTTTTTCTATAAAAAGATTACCTGATATTGTAGATGGTATTAATGCTCAATTAAAGGATACATTTGGGCAGATAGATACTTCTTCCGAATCCGTTATAGGACAGTTTGTTGGTATAGTTAGTCAATTATACACCGACTTATGGGAACAAATGGGTGTTATTTATAGTTCACAACATCCATCTGAAGCAGCAAAAGTTCAGTTAGATTACATTGGGGAATTTAATGGACTGACAAGACTTCCGGCTATTAGTTCAAAGGTTGAAGTTGGTTGTAATGGTTCTATAGGAACTGTTATATCTGCTGGTACACAAGTTAAATCAGCAATGACTGGTGATTTTTTTCAAGTTTTAACTATAGGGACTATTACCAATAAAGAAGTTATAAAAACATATATCCGTGTTGATTTAGTTGTTGATTTAACAGATTATCTTATTACCATAGGCACTGAGGATTACATTTTTAATTCTGGTGTGGGGGCAACTATTTCCATAATTGCTCAGGGATTAAAAGCAGTTATAGATGCTGACATATCAGCTGTTGTTGAAGTTAGTTATATGGGTGATGGTGATTTAATGTTGGAATCAAAAACGGCAAATGTTTTTGATTTTCTTATAGGGGACAATCTTTTATTTTTTACTCCAGTTTTATTTGAATCTATAGAACAGGGTCAAATATTGGTAAATGAAGATACTATAAATATTATAGAAACACCATTAGGAGGTTTGGATGGAATAAATAATTTTCAAGAAGGTTCTAAAGGAAGGACATTGGAAAGTGATTCTGAATTTAGAATTAGAAGATTACAATCATTTCAAAAAGCTGGAGCTGGGAATTTAGAAGCAATAGTATCAAGAATGAAAAATGATATTGATGGGGTGGTCCAAGTGAAAGGTTTTGAAAATAGAAATGATATAGTTGATGGTGATGGCAGACCACCCCACTCTATTGAAATTGTCATAGATGGTGGTTCTATTTCTGATATAGCTAATTTACTTTGGTTAATAAAGGGCGGTGGAATAAGAACATATTCATCTTCTGGCACTTATTATGATATTGTAGATAGTAATGGAGATTTACAAAGAATGTTTTTTTCAAGACCTATTCCTATGTACACCTGGTTAAAAGTGACAGTGTCCTTATATAGTGAAGAATTATTTCCTATAGATGGAATAAATCAAATCAAAAATAATCTTTTGGCTTATGGAAATAAATCAGATATTGGTCTTGATATTATACCAACAAGATTTTTTAGTTCTATTTACATAGTGCCTGGTATTCTTATACCAACAGTACAAGTGGCTATAACAGTTAGTCCAGGAGGAACACCTGTATATCAAACTTCTCCAATTTCTATGAATGATAATTGGATTGCAGTCTTTAATTTGTCAAGAATACAAGTGACAGTTATTTAAGGAGAAAAAATGCCAACTATAACAAGAAAATTATCAGGAAGTACCTCTATAGCTGCTGTTAATAGTAGTGTAACGGTGGCTATTGATGATAATTGGAATTTAGCAAAAACCTTTATGGTATTTACATTGTCTACTCCAACAATTGCTGATTATTATGAGGCATGTGTAATATCTGGAAAAATTGTACAAGGTTCGGGAACAAAGAATTTGGTATTTGAACGATTATCAGTGGGTGTGTATATTATAGCTTCTATTGAATATCAAGTTATTGAAATGGATGAGGCAACAGTTCAACGTGGGGCTGCTACATTTACAGCAAGTGAAACATCAAAAACTGCTGTTATTACTTCTGTTGATTTAACAAAAACTTTTGTAATTGCTACAGGGAGAATAGGAAATAATGTTGGGGCATATCCTGATTCTTTTTTAATTACAGTAGAATTAACAAGTGCCACTCAATTAACTTTTAGAAGGGGTACTGCCACTGGAAATATGGCCATTGAGTATATGGTGGTAACTATATCTGACATAGCCACTTTACAAACTAAAACTGGTTCTATTACTTCAAGTGGATCAAACCAAACTGATATTACTATAACTTCTGTTAATTTAAATAAAACTATTTTGTTTGCTTATTTTCGTACCACTGCTGCTGTATTTCAATCCAGACATAATAGAGAATCATGTTTAACAAGTGAGACAAATTTAAGATTAGAATCTTATATTAACATATCATCTGGCACTTTATATTATGTAGTTTATGTAATAGAATTTAATTCCTCTAATGTTTATAGGGGAAGTACATCTATTGCTTCTGGTAATACGGCAGTTACTGAAAGTATTGGTGGTACTATTGATATTACAAAATCTTTAGCTAAATTAGGTGGTTCATATAATTGTTGGGCAAGGGCTAACACAGCATCATATAATAGTGGTGATTCTTTATTTAGAATATCATCGTTAACAAGTACACAAATAACATTTACAAGAGGTAAAACTGGAATTGCTGCATTTGTTGATTGGGAAGTAATTGAATTTACAAAAATATCAGTACCAGTGTTTAGAAGAAGAAGGTTCATAGCCTTTACACGTAAATAAAAGATAGGAGATTTTTATGCCTTTACAATTTTCAAGAAAATATGGAGAGTTATGTTTAATCAATTTTATGCTTTTTAAAATTGATGGGATTGATTTAAAATCAGATGCCACCTTTGCTGCTGGTGATATAAAAATCTCAAAGGATGAAGGGGCAGAAGTAAACACAACTAATTTACCTGTTGATAATGGACAAGGTTATTCTTTGACATTAACGGCTTTAGAAATAACAGCTAAAAGAATAACTCTTTACATTGTAGATCAAGAAACAAAAGTATGGCTTGATGAATTTTTTGTTATAGAAACTTATGGTCATACTTCAGCAATGCACTGCTTTAATATGGACTATGATTTTTCTGATAACATAGAACAATTAAAAATGAAATCTTTATCCCTAATAGCAGTAGATGAATCTGCCCTAACTGTAAAGTCAACATCAATCATTGCTGGTTCAAAACCAGCCATTGACATATTAGGAGTTAATGACAGCCCTGGAATATTAGTAGTTGGTGGTGTAACAGGGAATGGAATAGAATTTAAAGGTGGTGCCACTTCTGGTGATGGGGTAAAAATGGATGGTCCTCAAGGACATGGATTATCTATTGTTAATAATAAAGATGTTCCAGTTGTTGAAATTTTAGGTGTAGGAGAAGGGCTTAACATAACTGCTGCTGGTGATAATCCTGCAGTTCATCTTGTTGGAAATGGTGATGCCCCAGGAATGTTAATAAAAGGTGGAGATGGACAAGGTGGCCACGGCCTTTCTTTGAAAGGTGGCACTGATTTAAGTTATGAAACTGCTGGTTTACATTGTGAAAGTGGTGGTGAAAATGCAGTAGGCATTATGGTGGAAGATGGGGTAAAAATAATTGCACATAATGTATCTGGTGTAATTGTTGGATCACCTGGTGTTGGTCTTATGGTTGCTGGTATAGCAAATTCAGCACTGCAACTATTTAGTACAGAAGGAGAAAATACAAACCCTGTTGTCAAAATAAGTTGTGGAAATAATGGTACAGTACCAGGTCTTGAAATAAATGGTGGTGCTGAATCTCCAGCAGTATCATTAAAAGGTGGTCTACCCCTATCTCCAGAAGGAGCAAGTGGCCCTGGTCTATTTATAGAAGCTGGAAATATTATGGGAAGTGGTGATGCCCCAGGTTTCTTAGTAAGGGGCTTTAAAAACGGAAGTGCCATAGAATTAGTGCCAGGTCTTTTAGGAAATGGAATATCAATAAATGGTGGTGAAACAAGTGGTGATGGAATTAACATAGTAACAACATTAGGCCATGGCATTTCTATATCAGCTGATGGGGCAGATAAAAATGGTATTGATATATTAGCAGAAGGAAGTGGCAGTATAGGTCTAAATGCCATAGGGGTAAGTAGTGATTTAAGTGTAAAGGAAATAGGACCATCTTTTGAAATAGATGAAATAACAAATGCTGGTGTATTAGATGTCCTTAAAAAAATTGTTGATGATAGTGGTGGTGCTGACTATAATGCAGAAACTGATAGTTTGCATAATATGTTATCAGCATATAATATTGGTTCTGGAGTGGCAAGAGAAAGTTCAGTACTTGCCATACAAAATAATACCAGACTTTCTACTTCTATACCAACTATATTTTTTATTCCTTTTGCTGGTTATGATGTATATGAAATAACAATAAATTTTTATGATACTGATGGCAATATGGAGGACCCAGATTTCAATGAATTTGCAATTTCAATGCAAACAGTTCAGGCCGTAAATAAAAATGCTTTACTATTTAAGGATAAACTTTTAGTAAATCCACTTGATGATGCCACTGTTTTTACAGGATATAAGAAAATGGAAAGATTGTCAGAAGGAAGATTTTTCTGTTTTGTTATGATTGGCTTTGAGGAATCAGAAACACAATTAAATTATGATTTTGCTTGTGGTGAAAATGATGTTGAATTACACTATGGCAGATCAAATTTAATTTCAGAAAAACAAAAAGAAACAGTGGAGTTATCAGATACAGATACAAATAAGTTAATCATTGCCACCTCTTTAAAAGACCAGGATGTATCAGGTGTCACTCCTGAATTTGGAAGTATACACACTGATATCATATCTAATTTTTCTACTATTCCAGCAGAAGTGATGGCAAGTTTAATAGATGGAATATCCCTTACTACTGTAATGGAACTTGCTTTAGCAATGGTAAATGGTAGAATAAAAAAAGATTATCCGGAGGTTGGTGATCTAACTTTTTATAAGAGAGATAATGCCACTATATTAACGGTTACTCATACCACTGCTTCAGAAAGAATAAGAAATGTCTAATCTATTTAAAATAAGTATTTTTGGACAAAACCACCCTTTAAAAACTTCAAGGGTGGCAAGTTTTGGTTATTTTGATTTTGATGAACCAGAGGATCCAACAATAACTGATTTACCAAGGAGAATGCTTAATTTATTAGTGGAACAATTTGAAAAATCAGATAACCTATTAAGTTTTTATGGAATACTTTTAAATCCAGGCCAAGATATAGAAAATACCTTGGCTGATATTAATAAATTAAAAAATATATCTAATGCTTATGGTGATCAACTTGACTTGGCAGGAAGTTTAGTGGGTGAAGACAGAGCAAGTAAGGGTGATGCTGAATATAAATCATCTATATATTCCAAAATACATCTGAACAATTCTTCAGGTGAGCCTGAAATAATTATCCAAACTTTAAAAATGTTGACAAAATCTTTTAGAGTTATTTATTCAGAAATATATCCAGCTGGAATACTTCTGACTTTTTATACTCCTTATACCATTCCTTTATTACTTAGAAAAAATATTGAGAGAGTGGCATTAGCTGGAGTAAAAATAACTTTACAATATATAAATTTGGAAGATAGATTTTTTGGATTTGAAAGTGAGGCAGGTATTATATTACAAGAATATACTTTAGGCTTTAGTGAAGATAGTTATCAAGAATCAGGAAAAGAAATAGGTGGTGTTATTTCAGAATTATTGGATTAATTACAAAGGAGAATTTAAAATGGCAAAACCAAGTGTTACACCTGTATTTTCAGAGTTAGACCAGACTGACCCAATCTCAATGCAACCAAATGTCAAAGAACCTATACCTTCATATATAAATTATGGATGGCCATTTAAGTCTTTTCCAAATAGACAGAATATGAATTATTTATTCAGGTGGATTACAAGGTGGTTAACATGGATAAATAATAATAATCTCAGTGGAACAATACCAATGAAGTTATTTTTAACAGGTAGAAATTTCACTTCAGCCTATGGTGGAATATTAGACACTGGGGCTATTAATTTTAATATGCACTGGGAGCGATCTGGAAATGTAGTCACCTGCCACTTTATAAGTTCGGTCAAAGTTGAAATACGTGGAACATTAGATGCTGGTGTTCCAGAATTAAATTTGGAAATAGAACCTCAATTTGGTTACACATATCCAGATGCTTTTATAAAAAGTTATTTTGACAACATATCTTTTTTAGTAAGGGCAGATGGAATAGTGGTCCCGGGTATTTTACAGATTGCCCCTATGGCACATAACAGTGTTATAAAATGGTACATACAGGGCTTACCAGTAATGATGTTTGGAAGTGATACGGTAAGTGACAATGGAATAGCCTGTTCTTCTTTTTCCTTTATAGTAAATGAATTATAATCCTTTCCCTTCTCCGTTTAAGGGAGTGACCATGTTGTTTTGTGGTCATTCTCTTTTTTAAAAAAAGGATGCCCAGTTTGAAGTAGTTATCAGATCACTTAAATTTTTCTTTGCTTTAAGAGCTTGCAATATTTTCTCATCAATTGTTCCTTGTGCAATCATATCTATATATGTTACACTTTCAGTTTGCCCTATTCTATGAGCTCTATCTTCTGACTGATTTCTTTTTTCGGCGTCAAAACTATTAGAATAGTATATAACAGTGGTGGCCGCTGTTAAATCTAAGCCATATCCCGCCGTTTGAGGATTACCTATAAGGAATTTAACTATAGAATCCTTACCTCTTTTAAAAGCCACCCTGGCGGTATCCCGCATGGCTTGAGGCGTGTCCCCGTAATAGCTTAATACCCTATCATTTCCATATTCCTTCTTTAAATGAACCTCAATTTCTTCTATAGATGCTCTATAATTAGCCCAGATTATTACTTTACCTTCTATTTCCTCTAAAAGAGAAGATAAGGAGAACAGCCTATTATGAGGTATAGAGTGAATATTTTTATCATCATCAGAGAGATGCCCACAAACCAATTGATGCAATCTAAGTAATTTAGTAAGAACTATTTTAGTAGTGACTAAAGATGTTTCTGATAGTTGTGTAAAAGATTCTTTTTTTAATCTATCATAGTGGTATTTTTGTTCTTCTGTTAATTCCACAAAACATTTTTGATATATTTTAGGTGGTAAGTCAAGACAATCTTTCTTCTTTACTATAAAGGAATATTTTTCTATAGCTTTTTTAAGGTTATCCAAATTTTTATAACCAACTATAGTTTTAAATTGTCTAAACACCCCATTATTTTTTACTTTCATTTCTTCCAGGATGGCATACTCTGCTTTGAAGGAATAAAATGAAGTATGCCCAAGACACCCATTTGATAAAAATTGAAATTGTGCCCAAATATCTAATGGCCTGTTATCAACAGCACTGCCCGTTAAGATTCTTCTTGCTTTGGCAATCTTACCTATATCCCAGGCTGCTTTTGTCCTGGCCGCTTTAGGGTTCTTTATGGTTGTAGATTCATCAACTACAGCTAAAGTATTATGTGCTGAAGTAAATTTAAGAGCAAGGTTTCTACTCCTTTTAAATGCCAATGATTCTATGTTCATTATAAGAATCTTAAAAGTAAGTTTATTTGTATAAAATAAATGTAATATTTTGTTCATTTCTGTTACATTTGCATTTGCACTCCATAATCCTATTTCATATTCTATATGATCTGGGATATGTTCTTTTATTTGGTCAATCCAGTTTGTATACATTCCTTTTAAACCAAAAATTATCATAGCATTAATCCAACCTTGATCATACATAAAGGCGGCAGTGTCTATAAGTAATTTACTTTTACCTGTCCCCATTTCCATTAAAAAAGCAAAATACTTATGGTTATTGGTTCTATTCCAGGCATCTAATTGATGTTTAAATGGTACTGTTTTAAATTTGTAGTCTAAAGTTTTTTTATTCATATATTCTTACTCCTTATATAGTAAAATAATTTGGTGTCTGTGGTTGTATTATAAAAAGATTTTTTAAGGTTCTTGTTATTCCAACATAAAATACCCTTACCTCATCATCATAATTATTCATCATTGCATCATAAGTTCTTTTTGATATATCAGTATAAAGAATAACATTTTCACTTTCTCCACCTTTTGCCCCATGAATAGTTGATATTTTTATACGTGGATTTTTTAAAAAACTTTCTCCTATTCTTCTGGCTGCTATATAATATTCCCTGTCATCTATTGCCATTAAATCCAGTGCTTCATGCCATATCTTATTTTGACAGGTTATTTCAATTAAGTTATTTAAAATTGGTAAAGTTAAAAAATCATTTTCAATATCTTTTAGGGCTTTACTTATAGAACCTTTTAAATGATTTTTAGACATAAAGGAACACATTAGCTTAATATCACTTACTGAAGCTGGTTTTCCTGCCCTTAAATTTTCCCAAATAAAGGCTGCTTTTAAACTATTATTTTTTGTTGGTTTATCAAGAATACTTTCATATAAATAGCCTATTGATCGAAGATAATCCATAATCTCTTCTATCATATATATGTTTCTTACCAAAATCAACCAGGCACCTTTGCTCATATTTATTTCATTTATATTTGCTATATAATTAACTTTCCCTTTTTCATCCCTGGCTTTAAATTCTTTTTTTATTCTTTTAGGGATTCTTTCTACTATCTCTATGGAAAGATTATACACATCTTTTGGTAGTCTATAACTCTTATGTAAAATAATAGTTTTGCATTTTGAAGTCAAATTAATAAAAAAATCTATTTCGGCCCCAGACCATCTAAAAATTGCCTGATCATCATCTCCTGCTATAAATGTTTTCTCTGAGTTATTTGCTAATTGCTCTACAATTTTCCACTGGAGTAAACATAAATCTTGTGCTTCATCTACAAATAATACTTTTAATTTTGGTTTATATCCTTCATTATAATACTTTGTTAGCATATCTGTAAAATCATAAAGTAATTTTGTTTTTTTATAATTTATAAAAGTTCTTGTAAATAAATCAAATTCATCCCAAGAAAAATCTGGGTTTGTTTGATCATATATATCTCTATATGATTTACAACATAATCTTGCTAAAGATTCCAAAAATAAAAGTTGATCTCCTTTACTAAGTTCATATATTTGTTGTTCATCTCTCCTAACTCCTGTTATTTTTAAACCAGCTATATCACCAAGTTCAATATAATTTTTTCTATTCATTACATCACTTGTGGACATTCCTAATTGTCTAAAAGCCAAGGCATGTATTGTTCTAAAATAATAGAACCAATCTATCTCTTTTTTAAATCTAAGTGATGCCCTTTCTTTTGCTTCATTTACACTCTTTTTTGTAAAGGATATAAAACCAATACTATTTGGTTCAGTTCCATTTTTTAAATATTTATCAATTAAATTCAGAAGTGTATTTGTCTTTCCTGTTCCTGGTGGCCCAAATATTAGTGTTGCATCTTTCATAAGACTTCATTTTCATCCATTTTTGGTTCATTAAAAGGTTCATTTTGTACTTTAAATTTTGGCATTTTCCATGTATTTACTCCCTTACCTTTTAATTTAAAAAAGCATGTTTCCCCGCCTGCTTCTTTAAACATAGAGCAAATTTTATGCACTTTAAATTCAGTAAATCTTTGCCTTTCTAAGTAAGAGATAAAATCAATAATTCTAAAGTAATGAAAATTTTCGTCAGTCCATGGCTTGCCTAAAAGTAATTCATCTTTATTATTTGCTTGTGCTCTTGAAGTACAAAATCTTTCCAAATAATCAAAAAGTAATCCTTTAGGAGAAGCATCAGCTGGTGCTTCTATTAAAGTAACATTTTCAAGTAGTGTTTGTAAAATTGATTGCCAGATATTTGTCTTAACTAAGGGTGGCATTTGATTAAGAGATTCCATACATCTTTTTTGAAATTTTTGTTGACTTTGTAATTCTTCAGTTGACAACTCTATTCTACCATCATCGTTTACATCCAAGAACCATATAGGTGGTCTTGAATCATACTTAGTTAGACTGTTTAATAAAGGCATACCCGTTAATTGTCCTATCCCAAATTGCCTTGATCGGCATAAACTAATGTTGCAGTATGATTTTATAGGTGGCTTATCACATGTATAATTATACTCCTTTCTTTTTACACTTCTGGCTATTTCAGTCACTTCTGCAGAAGTTAAATGTGGTGCCATATATTTATCATTAAAATCATCTAATAAACTTGTCCAATTATCGGGATTTGATTTTTTTAAATATATTGCTATATTAAAAAGACCATCATTCCTTACTCCAGGCATAAAGCCCTTTGTTATTAGGTATTGTAAACAGGGTGGTCCATCTTCCAAAGTTGATAATACATTTATAGTAAAGGAATTAAATTCTTTTTCTGATAAAATTAATTTAGATACTTTTTCTATAAATTGTTCTGCACTCATTTTTACTTCATTATTATTATAACAATATCTATCTGTTTCGGTTGCATTAAAATATGGCATATTAATCCATTGGCCTAAATCACCACGTTCTGATAATACTTCACTTTGTTTTGGAAATATTTCAGCTTCACCATGACCCACAGCCGCAGCAAAAGTTGATAATTTTTCTTTCATATCTTTTGCAGGGACAGGTTCTTTTAAAAATAAATATAAGTGCATTCCTCCACTTTTTGATCGACATGGAAGTAAGGGTAAGCCCTGTGTTGAGATTTCTTTTAAAATAGACTTTACATCCAGGTTATTATAAACATCAATGTCAATAGCCCCAAAAAAACAAGTTGAATTATCCAAAATGGGTATTATGCCAATACCACTTTTCCCTTCAAGATGATCCTTCCAAATTTGATAACTTACATTTTTATGTACTGTTGTTGGTTTTCCAATTATTTTATCATTCTCAATTGTTTTACGTGTTAAATTATACACACCATAAGCCCTATCCAAACCTCTAAAAATTTTCATAAAATCATTTATAATGTTTTTCAAGTTGCACACCTTTGTATCAAGTATATTTAAAAGTGCCTTATAAGTAAAGGCACTGTTTATTATAGAGGTAATATTTAAAAAACTTCTGATTCGGTGTCTTGATTTTCCTCACTTTTTTGTTGAATTTCAAAATCTCTATTGTTAACATGTTCTGTAAGATTTGGCTGCACAGAAGTTTTTACTATTCCTTTTGTAACATCATCATGAAATTTTTTAGCCAATGTATAGAGATTTAAATCATCTATAGGTACAGGGTTTGAAATATCCCAACCAGCCCATGAACCTTGATCATTTCTTTCTTCTATAGTTGTGGCTGTGTAAATATGAGAAAACATTGGTGGTGTAATAATACCATCAGCTGTCTTTATTTGTAAAGCCATCATCTGACTATTCCATCTTCTGCTTTTTTTAAGTTGTGTAGAAGTAAGGGCAACTACAACACGCTCAATGTTCCCTAAATGCAATAGAATACAATAGTGATAAGCCGTTGTAACTATTATATTACCACTTTTTAATGCATCCTGATTTTTATCATTTTTAATACACTTATCTAAAATTGATATATCAGAATATTGCCTTATAAATCCACCACCTTTTTCACGTGGTGACCATTCCACCCAGGCTTTATTAAAGGCACATGGTATTAATTTTATTTGGTCACCGTATACAAAATTAGTTACCGTGTTATAGAAATCTCCTTCATTTGCCCCTTCTATTTTATTATCACCACGAATTTGTGGGCTTAAAGCCTGAAGAACAAGAATAAAGGGAATTGCTATATCAGCTGCACTCATAGTTTCAAAGCCTGAATTATCAAGTGAATCTTTCAAGATTATTTTTGAAAGTTCTGAAGTAACAATCTCTCTTGACTGTTTCTGAATAGGCACAATTTGTTTTTCTTTTGGTTTTTCTTTTGGTACTATTGCTTTTTTGATCATAATATCTCCTAAAGGTTTAAAAAGTTAAATTTAATTTAGTTTATTTTTGCTATTCTCAAAGGGAATACTTTAAATAGTTCTGCTGGAAATTTTGTTTCACTGTTAGTCATTTGCTCCTTTACAAATGCTATTAAAGTTTGTGGGTGGATATATTCTTTATCCTTAAAAGACATTTGTAGTTTTTTAAGAACCTCCAATAATTTTTTGAGTTGTTTTTCTTCTCCTTTCTTTACAGTAGTTTTAATATCATGTTTTATTATACTCCCATGGCCATTTTCTATTAACCATTTAAAACAGGCTTGTGCATTTTCTTCTGTTATAGAAGGTAAAAACTTCCTCTCTATTGTTATTGTTATTCCATCACTAAGTGATAATTTTGACAGGTTTAATTGATCAAAAAAATCAGGGATTGTTCCAGTTTTTAATTGATCAAATTCATCTGAATATTTTTTTATTTCATCAGATAGTTGTGATATTTTTTCACTTAGTTTATAATACCTTTCTACATATTTACTTAATGTAGATAAATTTTCTGAACTTGGCAAATTACTGGTTTTTTGTTTCTTTACATCATCACTAAACAATTGGGATAAATCTTGTTTTTTAGTCATTTAAATCTCCTTCAATTTGGATTGTAAAATTATCCTTATGTATATTTTTAAATTCATAAAGATTTATTTCCAAGGGGTAATAAACATGTTCTTGTTTATCCCATTTCAATACTTTTACTTTTCCATTATTCCATTGAAATGCCACTCCCATAGCAATTCCTATGGCAATTGGATCACCTATCAAAAGTAAATAATCATTGTCATTAAAATTTGATAAATCAGTGTATAGTTTATTTGCAACTTGACCCGCTGAAAATGTAACTTGTAAACCAGGAGGGAGTAATATTTTAAAATCACCAAATTTTTTGGCTGATAAAATATTCTTCCCAGTCTGTTCCTGAACTACATATACCATAAAAACCCCTTTATAAATAAGTGATTAAAACATTGGTAAAATCAGTCCAAGAATATTTGTTTTTATATCTTGGGTCAGTATAAATCAATTCATACTCCAATTCTTTTGTAAATTTTACTATGTATATTTTTATTTCTTTTTTATGTTTTACAATTACAAAAATTAAACTTCCAGCATTTACTCTTCTGGTATGCCAAGAAAGTTGTGAAGGTTCATGAAGTTTTTTTACATCACATAATTTTTTTTGGCATATTTTTAATTCAACCCAATAATCATTACCTTTATAACAAGCACTTACATCTGGCATTCCACTTTCAACAATATTTTCTATTCTATCTAAAGAACCAGGTAAGTGGTCTTTAATTAAATTCCAAAATTTTTGTTCTGGCTTTTTCATATTTTTACCTCCTCTAACTCTCCCCAGTTTTTACCTATTTCTGGAATGACTACTAATGGCACAACTAATTTTATACAATTTAACATAATATTTTTTATTTCTTTAATTTGTTTTTTTGTAGTTATGTTACAAAAATCAAGTTCATCATGTACTGTTAGACAAGGTATGTATCCTATTTTATAACAATCAACCATTGCCTTTTTAATCATATCAGCAGAACCACCTTGTACAAGTCTGTTCATCGCCTTATGAAGAAAATATCTCTGTACTGGCCTGCCAAATTCTTCTATAGCTTCATTATATGATTTTGGAATTATTCCTTTATTCCAATTAGCTGGTCCCCATAAATTAAACCTCTGTTTTCTCCCAAGTAAAGTCTTTATATAACCTCTTTGATTTGCCACTCTTTTGGTATGATCCCCTAAAAGTTTTATAAAGGGAACTGATTTATGAAATGCTTCAAATATTTTTTCTGCTTCTTGGAATGGCAATCCAAGTGTTTCTGCAAGTTTTGTTTTTCCCATACCATAAGCCAAGCCAAGATTCAAATCTTTAGCTATTCTTCGTGTTATTTCAAACCCCGATATTTCTAATACCATATCAGCCACCAATTGATGATAATCAGTGTTAGGGTTCTGTATATACCTTTGTTTTGCTACATCAGCACCTGGCAGGTTTAAAAGGGCCGCGTAGTGAACTGTTACCCTTGGTTCTTGTTGTGAATAATCAAATTTAACCCATTTTTTTCCTTCTTCTGCTATTAATAAAGAACGTACTTGTTTTGCTATGATTTCATTTCTTGCCGGAAATTGTTGTGCATTTGGATTACTTGAAGAAAACCTCCCTGATGCTGTGCCATATCTTTCTGTCTTAACTTGCCAGAATTGTGGATGTATTCTATCCCCAACAGCTAAATCAAGTATCTTTTTTTCTATGAAAATACTCCCTGATCGTTCTAATTGGCGTGCTTCTAAAAGTAAAGTAAAAAAGATATTACTTTGTTCTTTTAACCACTTAGCTTCAAATGATGGATTACCTTTGTCAGTGTATGGAAAATTTAAACCAAGTTTATTACAGGCTTTTACTATATCCTCTTGTGACCAAATATCAGGTTTAAATCCAACTTTTTTACTTATTTTTTTAATAACACCATCATATTCAGATTGAAGTTTGTCCCGAACTTCCTCCCCTTTTTTAATGTCTACAGGAACACCTTTGACCCACATATCTAATAGTAAATCAATTAGAGGTGTTTCTGTTTCTTCAAATAATTCCCACAAACCTTCTTCCTTTAATTTTTTGGTTTGCTCTTTAAATATTTTTATTGGAAGTTCTACATCACCTTCACCATATTCTCCAATGTAACGTGCTGGTAATCTCCAAATATTACTCTTTACTTGGGATATAATATCTTCATCTATTTCATCTTGTGTTTTTCCCTTACCCTTAAAACCCAACAATAACTTACCAGCATCTAATAAAAGATGTTCTTTTTTACTTTCTTTTAAATAACTTTGAGATAAAGAATCAAGTGTGTAATGTAGTCTATTATCATCAAGTAGTGGTTCTGCAATCTGAATATCATATTTTTTTCCACCAACATTTATTCCTAAATCACACTTTAGCCAAATTAAATCATATAGGATATTAGCCCCTAATTTGTCAGTTTTTCCTTCTAACTGGTCTTTTAACCATCTTATAGCATTTTTTGGGTTTTCTAAGTTATCACCACCTTCATGTTTTATAGGGTAATAACACTTAAAGCCATCATCTGTAGCTATAGAGAACCCTACTATATAACCATCACCCCTTAGAGCACCTGGGCCATTCTCCTTTAAATTCGGGTCATAGGTTTCTACGTCTAAAGAGATTATTTTTGCCTTTCCTTCTAATTTTGGAAAATTTTCTTTTGGGCGCCAATCTGATTTTACTAAGTTGCTTAAACTATCATTCATATTCTTCTCCTGTTTTTGGAAGTATGGCCAAGGTTAATTTTAATAAGAAAGGGGATAATTCCACTCTATTAAATTTCAATGAAGTAGAAGTAAAAACATCCTTTTTTATTAGTTTATTTTTATAATTGTAAAGATAAAATAAATTAAGAGCTGACGTGTTTAAAATCATTTTGTAACAAGTGGGGCAGGGTAAATTAGTACAGTATATGGTTGTTATTTTAAAATTATCTTTGCATTGTATAATGGCATTTTGTTCTGCATGAACTGCTAAACATTCATCAAGTTTTTCACCACTTGTAGTCCTGGAACACTTTAGTGAATCACAACAATTTGTAATTTCACGTGGTGCCCCATTATAACCAGTGCTTAAAATATGGTCATTAGAATCTATTAAAATACAACCAACTTTCCTATGTAAACATGTTGACCGTAAACTTGCCATTATAGCAAGTGACATAAAATATTCATCCTTATTTATTCTCTTCATTTTTAACCTCTTATTTATTCCAAACTGGTATAAGTTCTTTTAGCCAAGATATTCCATCAAGACACATTTTGTTTTTTACTAAGCAATTTAGTTGTTTTATTAAATCACTTGGTTTTTCAAATTGTGATAATATTATAGGTTCATATTGGAATAATTCTTGAGATTCACTTGAGCATTCTTCTTCTATTAATAAATTTTTTATAGCTGGCAAAGTATACCCAAATGAATTTACATATAGGTGTTGACTTCCAGTCATTATTGTCAGATCACCTAAAAGTAAATCCATTTTAAGTATAGTTTTAAGATAAATAGCTATGTATGCTCCTAACATAGAGAATGTAAACCAATCATACGGTATTCCAAGCCAAGCATCAGATGAGCGCATATAATTTATAATATCCAATTCTAATAAATTATATTTATTTGGCCTAAGTAAAAATTGAACAGAAATAGTACAAGGAATGTCAAATGATTCAGGTGGTTTTAATCTCCATAAAGACATCACTGCCCTTCTGGTGAATAAATCTTTTTTAAAAGCCCTTCCTATGTATTCTATTTGATCAACTATTGGTGGTCCATAAGCCCCAAAAAAAGTTATACCATCATCTGAAAATTTTTCTATTATTTTTGAATAAGGCTTAAGATTCTCAACTTTATTATCACCCTGTAACACCCAGGCTGCTTCTGCCAAAGCAAATCTGTATCCAAGATTTCTTCCTTTTAGTGTCAGTAAAGGTTGGTTCATTGATATTGTAGTTTTATTTCCTATTAGCTCTAATGATCTATTATTTCTACAAGTTTGCTCTCTGCCATTAGAAATAATTGTATTTAATAATTTAAGATAACAAATATTGGTTAAATTTTCCATATAAATAATACCCTATTCTTTAAATTGTTTATAAAATTTAGATTCTATTGTTTTACAAAAACTATCAATATGTGACCAATCACTATCAAAATAAATAAGACAATTTTTATTTATATTAATAAAGCCCTTTCTTATTATTTTTTCCAAGTTCTTATTTTTTTCTGATATTTTTATAACTTTATTTCCACAAGCAAAATCTATATAAAGATCATTTACTTGTGCCATTTTATTTAAATACATTTCCTTTCTATCACTGCACAGATTTGAAAATCGTTCTTCATAGTCAGTATTTAAAGAAATACAAAAAATATAAAGGCACCCCATACTTTTTAGTATTTTATCAAATATTGTTCCTATAGCTGGCCACTTGCTTCCTTCTCTATAGATTTCAGCATAGATTAATTCTGAAATCCATAACCTGTCAATAATAGTTGGTAATCCAGTTTTTCTCATTAGTAAATATGCCCTGTATATTTTTTTCGTAAAATAAGCAGGCATATCCCAATCTTTATTATAAGAACAGTGTACATAATTCCAATTAAACATTTCTTGAAGTTTTTTAGCAAGTGTAGTTTTTCCAGTGCCATCAGCCCCTTCCAATATTATGAACATGTTAATCCCTTCTTCCTATATACTTTATATACTGACAATCAAAATTACTGCACCATTCATACTTGTCATCTTCAACAAGTCTAAACATTTCTTTTTCATGATTTGGACAATACCTATTTGTCCAATCATGTAGTGACTGTAAACCCACAGGCTTTATAGTTATTTTATCAACATTTAATTTTATAGTAATATTTGCAACTATATTATATTGTGTTAATAAAATTTCTAAATCTTGGATAAAATCAGGGATTAAACTACACGTCTGGAAATCTGAATTAATTTTCTTCTTTTTCATAGTTGCTCCCTTGTTACTTTATTCACAATTTTTAAAATTTGATTTTTTAAAAAATCATTAGTTGTTAAGTATGAAAGTGTTGCTCTTGCTTGTGCTATTGCCAATGATTCTAATTCCTCATCATTCATTATTTGTAAAACAGCAATATTCAAATTGTGACTTTGTAATTTAGGTCCATCACCTGGTTCTGAATAAATAATTGATTTACAATTAGCAGAATACAAATAGCGTGTCCTGAACCAGCCAGAGTTAAGATAAGTATATGGTGGTGATAATATGCCCCATCTTTTTGCATACTCTTCTTGTAAATCAATTTCTGTTTTTAGTTTGTAACCTCCATATATTTTTATTAAACCAGATGATCCAAAAATATCAATAGGCCAATTTTCAGGATAAGTTGATAATAATTGTATCCATTTTTGATATTCTTTATTTACTATAGTTCCCAAGCCCCATCTTCTTTCTTTTTTTATAGGCTTATATTTTATTAATTTCACTTGAGAAGAAGGATCAAATGAAATTAGAGGACTGCCTTTCGGTATCATTTTTTCTACCACTTCTTCATCTCCCCATGTAAAGGCAGGATAAGTGTTTATTCTTTGATACCCCAAGTCTGACCAATCCATTTTAGCAAAATCACTTGCTGCTGTAACAATACCAGAAAGTGCTTTTTTATCTACAAAATCAGTAAATCTATATAAATTAGAACCCGATATTTTTTTAAAAATTTGTTTTTCTCCCCAGGCTGCAAATGATCGTGCATGCTGAAGGGTTTGATTAACTTTCCAATCATCCCAGAATAGTATTATTGGGATTTTTTTAAATGACATTGCCCAAAAAGCCCCTAAAGCACAAGGGGCATTAAAAGAAAGACAACCAGCCAAATTCACCCAGATCAAATCATACCTTCTACTTAAATTTTCACCCGGGACTGTTTCTCTCCAATCTACTAATATTGTTTTGTCTAATTCTTCCAATTTTTTCTTTATTATTTCAGGCACACTCATTCTTGATATTGACCTGCTTGGTCTATTACCACATTGTAAACCAGAAAAACCAGTCATTAAAATTTTCATGGCACTACTCCTTTTGTTAATTATATTAGTTTGTTAGTTTAAAAAACTTCATCTATCGGAAGATTTACTATAGAACTACTTCTTAGGGATAACTTTGGTACTTGACTTGTCATTTTGGCTATATCTCCATTTACTATATCATAACTTTTTTGATTTTTATAGCCATGTAATCCATTAACTATTTCAACACAGGGCATCCTTACTGACATTCTATTTCTTAAAGTCATCTTGGCCATACTTCCAAGCCAATTACCAACTTTACTGCTTACACCCCTGGCTATATAGCTGTTTGATTTGACAGCCAAAGGAAAATTATAATCAAGTGGAAAATCACCTAACAATTGATATTCTTTTAAAGTTAAAAATCGCTGGTGCCAGGGGTGTACTAAAGGATAGCCAACAATCACTGATGAAAGTTTATCTGGGTGAAGTTTAACAATTCCAAAGGTTGGTCTGCCTTTGACTTGTCCTTTACTATTTATAATCCTATCCTCTATAGGTGTTAATCTATTAAAAGTGGCTGCCATTCTTTCTCCCGGCTTTATCTCCTTAAGTAAATTAACTAATTTAGGATTAACAGGGAAAGGATAATCTTTGTCTTTTGGAATATTACTTAATTCCTCAGAGAAAAAATTAAAAAGTATGCCAGTAGACACTGAAGGAGTAGAAAAATATTCCTTAAAATTAAGTTTAAAAGGAGAAGCTATAAGAAGGATGCGTGGCCTATTTTGGGCTGAACCAAAATAACAAGCATTGTTTAAAAATATTGTTACTCCAAATCCAATATTTATAAATTTTTTTGATACTTCCATAAGAAAATCAGGGGCTTTAGAATAGGCCTGAATTGTAGTTTCTATAACAATAATTTTTGGTCTATTTAGTATTCCCCAGTTTACTATTCTATCCCAGCAGGATAGTCTTTTATCATTTTTCCAACCTCCATTGAAACTATTAGTGTTTGCATTTGAGAAAGGAGCACATGGCGGATTGCTAAAAAATAAATCAATATCAGGACAATTTTGCCACTTAGTATGATAGGGTATTATAGGTAAAGCACCCCAGATGTTACCCCTATTCATATTTATTACTTCTTCCCCGTATGGCTTTTCATCTTCGAAATGGGCTATGACATCAATTCCACTTCCTTTTACACCAAGAGAAAAACCACCAGCATATACATTTACAGCTATGGCTTTAAATTTTTCATTCTTCATTTTTATTCTTCTTTCTTGTAAAATTATTTGTAATTTAAAGCATCTCACATACTTCACATTTTAGAGAGAGATGACTTTGTTTATTATTTCCACAGTCTTTACATACTCCAAAAAAACCTCCGACTAAATCATCTAAGTTTGGTGGCAGCCATCCTTCTGGTTTTTTTAAATCCATTTCATGTCCTCTTTTATCCCTTACCCCAACTTCTTTTTTGAGATTTGCCTCATACACTCTTCTCCATGCTTCCTCAAAAATTGTTATTGGAGTTGTATAAGTGTCTGGCATATCTTTAAATAATGATAAAAGATTATCTCGTGCTGGTTGATCACAATCATTTAAAAAGCCCATTAGATATGCCGTACCAAATAACACTACAGTCATATCTATTAAACCATCCAAGATTCCAGAGGCATCTATCTCCCCTTCTTTAACAGGTTTAAATTTTATTTCTGATTCTTCTGGGCTAATATCTTTTGAATCAAGAAAAAACCCGGCACTTTCTGCCGTCTCAATTAGCTCCTCTAAAAGAAAATTTAATCTCATGGCCATCAGAGATTCTGAAAGTATTGTTGGTTTTGAAGGTTCTGGAAAGTCAAAATGATGGTACAAATTTTTCTGGTCCTTGATCATATTCATATTTCTTCTCCCTTTATAATAAGTTATAAGTTATAAGCTATGGCAATATCATTAAATATTATTGGCACTTTTTCATGGGCTATTGAAAACATCAACCTGGCAACCTCTATCATTTGTGGATGGGCAGAAGGGGCAAGTCTTAAGTTAAAAAAGTGCCGTAATTCACGTAGGTTCATCGTTAGGTTCACCTCAGTCTTTAGACTATTAGGAAGGACAGAACGTGCTTCCTGTGCTTCCATGCCACCATTTATTAGGTCTATATAACAAAGTTCTGCTTGTAACATGGCTGATATCCATGTCAAAGAGTTATATAAGGTGGCAGAATTTATTTTTTTTCCTTCTATAACTTCTTTTAAACTATGAAATTCACCCAAAGGAAGTTCTTTAAAAAATAGGGGCTTTATAAAAGTCAGATTATTTCTATACCTACAATACCTTGTACTCTCTTGGTGAAAGGTGGCCATTCGATGCCTGACTAACTCATGGCTTACTCCTCTATCACAGATGACTTTAAATGTCATTGTTACATGTTCTAACAAGGTTTCATGATGCATATCGATGGCATATCTTTTTACAAAATTTACGGCAGAACCAGGTTCTATTTTATCCTCATTCTTGTGGCACACCCTTCCTATCCCTTCTATTAATTCTAAAGGTGTGTCAGAAGATACACTAATTAAACTAACTGAAGGCAATATGATAATCATTTCTTCCTCCTATTTAACAGATTTAAATTGGTGGTAAAAATTTTATTTTTACCTAATCCTTTGGTTATTTGATAGGTATATAAATCTACTTCTTGCCTGGTTTTTATACCAACTAAAAATACCCTATTGGATATGTGTCCTGATTTTACTGATTTGAGAACTTCTTTTGGCAATTTTTCAATCTTCATATTTCTTCTTTCTTTTAAGATATAGTGGTGTCAGTAATTTCTAAATCTCTTATGTAAATATCAAAATCTATCATTTCTTCCGGTATTTCTTCAGCCATATCTAAATCATAGCCACGATCATCACCTTGAAGATATGAAACAGCATTTCCGTAGATAGTTTCATATACTCCTGATTTTTTATTCTTCATATTTTTTCCTCCTTTCTTTTATTTAATATACTATAAAGACTTAAAAAAGTAAAGATTTATTCGATTTACTTTGGAGATTAAAAAATAATACAATATTTTTTATTTAGAAATACCTTTTATTGTTTCTTTCCTAAAATAAACCTGTTTCTAAGCTCTTAAAAACACTCTGGATTAAGTTGATAGGGATATAGAAGGGGAAGAAAGAAGAAGGAAAAAATGACCTATTAAGAAGGCATAGAAGAGGATAAAATAAAAAAGCCCACATACATAGTGGGCTTTAAAATCATAGAAAAATTAAGCAGTTACTTATTTACTATTATTGCACCTTCCGACTTGAGAAATCTTGACCACCAACTGAATACTCCCTTATTACTTTGGCCAACTTTTGACCAATCATAATTGCCCATTGTTTTTGCAGTGGAAACTATCTCTTCAGCAGTTGCTGTCATACCCTTCCTGGAAGTATCTTTTGCCAAGGATATAATGGCCATTTTCATATCCTTAAGCACAGCATGGTCATTTTCCTTGTCAATTTTTACTTTACCATTGAGAACATATTCCCTGTCTGCTCTCTCTGTTTTTACCTTCTCTGCCTTGGCAACCGGGAGAGGAGCACCTTTTTTGGCAACCGGGAGAGGAGCACCTTTTTTGGCAACCGGGAGAGGAGCTGCAACCTTTTTTGCACCTTTTTTTACTGCCATTGGGGCCACATGTGTCTCAATATCTTCCAGCACTTCCGTATCTTCTGGTACTTCTGTATCTTCTGGCACTATAGGTGCTTCTTCTTTGGTAGGTACTCTGGAAGGAGATACCACCCCGTATGCTTTTACTTCCATGGCATCCATTAACTTTTGGCAGGCATTAAGTTTGGGTGTGCCACTTTCAAACTTTGCCCCTAAGTAAATCTCTGCCATTTTGTTCAGCTGAGTAAGGGTGGCAATTTTTGCCAAGGTTTCTGCTGAATTTACAACCTTACCTCCAGGCTGTACCTTCCCTGACTTGGTGACTGAGAAGTTTGTAAAATTGATGGAAACGGCTTTATTAGACATAAAAACACTCCTTTAAAAAAGTTTAAAAAATAGACCTATTTGGTCTGTTATATAGAATATCTTGGTGAAAAACAATCTTTCAATTTTCCGGTATCTCTATCTATATATTTCCTTATTCCAAAAACATCATGCCCAAAGTCACCATTGTTGGCAGATAATAATTCATTTAGCCTTAAGGGATTGGATATATGACATGCTGTGATATCCATTTCCATTGTCATATAATCAATTTTATAACCACCTTTTTCTGCTATGTCAACGGCCCGTTTGGCTATTTCATGGATAATATTTAAATCTGATTTTGTAACCTTTTCCCACTTTATTGACATAATACCTCCTCGTTGATTGTTTATTATTTACAGGGCTCTTCGGCTCTGCCGTCACTATATTTCATTGGTGTACAGCTTGTCCGCGCTGTTGTTGCAAACCGGGCATTTTTCGCCCGTCTCTGTGCTATAGAGATACCAATACTCATCGGGGCGTGTGGTAATGCACGCTGAGCACATTTTTTCCCTTTCTTCCGCCTTTTCCCTTTCTTCCGCCTCGTATGCAACCATACTTCCTCCTAAATTAAGTTTAACTATTCTTCTTTCTAATCTAAGTATACCAACTATTTTTACTTTTGTCCAGCTTTATTTTCAATAGTGGTGATAATAATTTTATAGCCCTTACTTACTAACATAGAAATTGTCTTACTGATGTCCTTTTTGGACCTGAAAATAACCAAGGAGATATTCCCATTTATTGCTGTTATTTTATTCATTTTTTTTTTCCTTTCTTCTTTCTAATCTAAGTATACCAACTATTTTTACTTTTGTCCAGTTATTTTTTCAACAAACTTTATTAAAACTTCTTTTACTAATTGTAACTTGGAATTTCATCTTAAATCTCCTTATCGTTCTTTGCTATTTCACGGTAGCCACCACCTTTACAGGTAGCTGGCCATTTATCACAAGTAAATAACACATCATAAGGTCTTTGTGGAGATAATACATCTCCTTTGCTACAAGTTTCCTTATACTGACAATCCTTTAATAAAAACCTACCACAATTTTTAGCTTCTAAAGTAGTCTTGAAATGTTTGTTAATTTTAAATCCAGGAATGTAGAGAATTATTTTATAAGGTGTATCTTCCTCCTCTTTTGATCTGCCACTGTCCAATTCTATTGAAGCAATCCTCATATTTGTCATGTCATCCACAATGCAACCTATTTCCTCATATGGACGATGTTTTTTTATCCAGGTTATTTCTTTTATTTCCATTCTTCCTCCTTTGCATTATTTGCTTTTTCATCCAATTTATGTTTTATTGTTACATATAAATTGTTAACTTCATCGAATCTATCTTCACCTTTTAAAACTTGTATCTTAAATAAAATTTCACCTGTAGAAATATTTTTAATTTGAAATAAAAACCTTGCAACATTAGTAAATAAAGATGCTAAGGATAAAATCGTTCCAGGTATAGGAGGTAAAAATTGTATTGATATTTGAATTTCAGCAAAATCTTTATCTTTTTGTGAAATATAATATGTTTGTAAATTTTCCTGCTTCCAGATAATTTCATTTCTTTCCGTTTTAGCTTGAAGTTTATTAATTTTATCTAAAATTTTATCCGACATTGTTTTTCTCCTCAATTCTTTAAAATATACTTCTTATTTTTATCTTTGTCCAGTTTTCCTTATACTTTATTTTTATCTCTGTTAATTCTTTTTATATATTCCAAATCAGCCAGCCA